ACCTAAATACTCCGTGTAAGCTGTTTGAATTGCATTCTCAAAGCCTTGCATTCGACGAAGGACTTTGAGCTGACCACGCTTGTCAATAAGATCATCATGGTCTTTAATGTAGTCTAAGGAGTCGATTCCTTGTACCATACCTTGAACGTCTTCCATAAGAAGTTTCCATCCAGGGCGACTAAACAGATCGAAATAGTCTTCGTATTGCTTTTCTATGGTATCCATATAACCTCAATAGTCTATCACAAGTTTTTACAAATGTCAAGTCTTTTGTTGACTTTTGGCACGATTTGTGCTAGCGACAGGTTTATTGGATTGCTTCTCCAGCTCCTCCAAGCGTTGGAAGAGGCTGTTGAACTTGTGGTTCACTTGGTCGAGGACTTGTTGCAGTTCTGCTTTCGTTATCACGAGGTGTCTCCTTGGACATTAACTCACGTTCTTTGAGTAAGAGTTCTGCCGCTTTCACACGACGCTCAAACTCATCCTTGTTGGGATCGCCCTTCATCAGGACATTGATCCGATCTGTTTCGGCTTCGAATGCTGCAATTTGAGCATCAGCCATGTTCTTAGTTGCACGAGCACGATAGTCTTCTGCGGATGCAGAGAATGCGTCTGTCTGTGCTTGTAGTTGAGCCATCTGAGCTTGAGCCTGAGCCTGTTGCAATTGCTGTGCTTCAGGATTAGGTTGTGCAGCCTGCTTCAGCTTAGCAATCAATTCCTCACGGTTAGACAAGTTCATGTTATCTACGATGGATTCGATGAGTGCTGGGTAGAGAGGCGACTCAGGTGACATAGTTTGTAGAAGCTGTACAAGCTGAGTAACTTCGTACTCCCGTGCAATAATGCCAAGAGAGCTAGACACACAGAAGTTGTAGTCGTCTGTCGGATAACGCTCTGGATCAAACTGCATGTAACGGTACGCCGCTTTTTGAACAAACGGGATCAAGAAAGCTTCTTGGAAGTTAATAAGTGTACGCTTGTGACGTTTGATGATTGCACCAAGTGACATCGAGATGCCAGCGGCTGTTGCATCACCGTTAATTGATCCTGGGATTCCTGCAGCGTCAATAGCGCCTGTAGCCATCTGTACCATCTGCTGTAACGACGCAGACTGGTTAAACGTATTAGGATCAAGGTTGCCAAACCGGAATGGCTGAAGAATCTCAGCAGGGTTACCGTTGGTCAAGATAGTCTTGCCTGGACGTACCTCCATTTTAGAGCCACGAGGCAACCTAGAGGCGTCTACAGCCATCATTGGGTGTACGGTAAGGGCTAGGGCGTCAATACGAGCACGAAGCTCTGTATCGAGCGCTTTCTGGCTGTTAAAGCCTTTCTCACAGATACCTCGACCCCAGAAACGTCCTGGAACAACGTCCCAAGCAAATGCAACGACTGGACGGTCTTGCATCATGTAGGGATTCTCTTCAATCTTGAGCAGTGTTCCGCCATTGGCAATGACAACTACCGCTTCAATGTACTTTGTAGCCCCTTCAGAAGCCTCCAGTTCGACGATCTCTTCGTCGTCTTCCATTGTAGCCATATCGAACAGATCACGCGGTACAAGGCCGTAGTATTTCGTTAGACGTACCTTGTTTTCGTCATAGACTGTTAAGTTTTGGTCTGGTTCAAGGTCGTTGTCCGGTGCTTCGACGGTAATTGGTACATCTTTATACACACCCTGCTCTTGTAGCATCTCTACAGAGTGTAAAGGTACGAATTCATCGATTGCTACGCCTTGTGCTTCTTCAATTGAGGTAGCTATAGGATCAATTAAGAAGTTCTGAGGCAGTACAGGGCGTAGTTTGACGACTGTACGATCACTTTCACGGATACCGACGGCCATTGCAGTGCCATCCATGACTGGTTCAGTAGCGGGTCGACGATATTTTACTTCGTCGAGGACAATTTCACCCACACCTGTGCCAAAGATCGCAGCGTTGAGGATACATTCTGCGATGTTCTTACGGGTTTTGCAGTAATCGAAGTCTTCTTGCAGCAAGTTACGCATGACTTGGATGTCACCGCGCTGTTGGTCTGCGTAGTCGTCCTTAATATCGAACCACTTACCACGACCAAAGGTCGCTTCTTCGACTTCTGCAACAGATGATTCGACAGCTTGCTGTAAAGCCGGTGAAATAATCTTCGAACGCTCTGAATTACGCATCGAATCTTCTTTCGCCCACTGACCACGCCATAAACGATAGTACTCGTCGAATTGTTCTTTGTAGTTAGCTTCGTAGTGATCTCTCCACGAATTAACTTTATCAATCACCCAACCTTCGAGGCTGTTCTCATTGGCGTAAAAGTCGTTCTCTTCAAACATATCAGTATCCTGTGATAGGGTCTAAGACTTCAAAGTCGTCCTCTTCGAAGTCAACGTAGTAACTAACCTTTGCTAGTTGGTCAATGTAGGCTAGTGCGTCTATTAAGTCGTCGTGTACTAGCGGATTCGGAAACTGAAACAACTGGTCACAGAACTCAGTATTCCACTCTCCTTTGTTTAGGGTCACTTGGCCGTTTTCGAAGCGTCCTTGTAGTCCCCACACAATTCGATCAATCTTCTTCTGGTTACCGTGTGTCAGTTCGTCAACGCGAAAGTAGCGTTGGTTAGACTTCATAATGTCTGTGAGGTATGGAAGTACAGCGTTCTTGAGAGCACCCTTCTCGATACCTACAGAGACTGGCTTGTACTTAGCAACCGCATCAAAGATCTTCTTAGCAGTCTTCTTAATGTCCCAGCGTCCGTAAACAATCTCTGCTACCCACCAGCCGTCTGTGTTGGCTTTCACCACGGCAATAGCGGTTGTATCCAGCCTAGACTTTTTCGCACCATTAGACTTAGCCACATCAGCGAATCCAGCCAAGTCGACAGCGATGTAATAATCACCGTCCTCCGGTTCTTCCTTAGAAAACTCAACCCAGTCTTCTTTAAAGATCTCCGACCCAAGAGCCTCAAAACTAGCCATGAACTCCTGTCGGAAAGCATAGCTTGACATAGACTTCTTAGCCGTATTGATCTCTTCCGGATCAAGTAGCGGATTGTCATAGGATGTGAAGTGCCATGCCTTATAGGTTTCATCGTCTTCGAGTTCTGCGTACTTGTAAAGCTCGTAAAAGTGGTTACGTCCTTTCGGAGTACCAATAAACAAACAACCGCCCTTCTGGTCGGCCAAAGCAGGTCGAAGCACCTCTTCCCATACTTGAGGTTTCATATCCGCATATTCGTCCATTACTAGGAACTTTAGGGATACGCCTCGCATGGTGTCGGGTCTATCAGCACCTTTGAGTGAGATCGTAGCTCCATTGATGAGCTTGATCTGCATATTGTTAACGTGAGACGAACTCACGATGGGGTGGGCTAGCTCAAGTAGAACTCCCCACATAATATCTCGCGCCTGTCCCTGAGTAGGGGCTACATAGAATACATGCCCTCTCTCAGCCTGTAGCGCGTTGATGATAAGCATCCAGGCCGCTAGACGGGACTTACCACATCGACGACCTGCTGCAACAACCTTAAAGCGTTCTGACGCCTCTAAGACATTCTGTTGCCAAGGTAGTAACTCGACATTCAAGTCACTCAAGCGTTACGCATCCAGTTCTCTAGTTCGATGGAACGATTACCTACTTGATTGTACCAGCGGGAATCGACCATCTGGTTAGCTGCCTCTGTGAAGTTTCCTTCGTTGACAGCCTTAATCATCTTCTTAAACCTTCCCAGTCTAGTACGACCTAAGTTGAACGCCATGTTCACTAAGACGCGCTGTACCTGTTCAGGCAGTGAAGCAAATTGTAAGAACAGTACTCCACAGTCTGAACAGGCGTCTTCGAAGTCTGCTTCAAACGCATTGTCAATTCGTTCTTTCTCGATGAACGTACCAACAGGCCAAGTGTGTTCGACGTCCGCTTCTTTGATGGCGTGTCCGATACCAAAGGTCGGTATGCCTTCAGAGCACAAGTAGATCTCTTGTTTGTATCCTTCGTGCTTAATCAAATCTTCTTTGATAGTTTCGCGAACAGCGTCACTCAACATCTATGACTTCTCCCTCAATCACCTTTTCACCTGAATCAACTGTGGTGACATCGCCACCTATTCCAGTTATCGTAATGCTTACTGCATTCCTTCCACCTGTCGTCTTATCCTTTTCGAAGTAAGAAACAGGTAACACTCTGTCCATACACATTTTCAGAGCTGCCATCTGTCCTGGATGGTCATCATCCAAGGCTATGGCGATAATCTTGTTGATTACTTTGTCACCCGAAGTGGCTAAGAGGCGAGCTTTGAATTCATTGATTCTAGCTGCATCGCCAGGCGGTCTACCAACAACTCCTCTTTTGCCTCGCTTCTTAGCTTCAATGTCGCTTTTGCGGGGACGTCCTCGTTTCTTAGGGGGAGTCTGTATAGTCTGTATAGCCTCTTCAGTGACTTCAGTGTTCAAAGAAACCTTTTCTTCAAAGGAAGGAGTTTCAGTACGGGTGTCGATGGTCATACGATGTGCTTTGAAGTCTCTATATAGGGGAATAGTCTAGCATAGAATTCAGCAAAAGTCAAGCCTTTTTAACAATAATAGCTTAAAAAGTTCTGTCAAGCCCTTTCTTCTTTAAGATCAAAGGCTAAAGAGCTGTAAAGTACTGTATAGATATACAGCCTTTTCATTTAATTATGTTACTTTATAACACTTCTTTCTTCAAAGGCTATGCAGCATCTTGCTCGTTTTGCCCTCTAGCAAGTCTGTGCAGGTACATCTTTACATCGCGGCTAGAAAGCCCGGCCCCGGGGGTCTATCACATTCTAAAGCCTCTGTCAAACTCAAATGGTCTAAGGCGACTGTGCAGGTGCAACATAGCCCTACGACTAAAGTATAACTTGACAGACTGCACAGCCTGTGGCTGCGATGGCTTGTGCAGTGCAACAAACTTATTAGACTATAAAGTTTTGAACAGGCTACAAAGTTGGCATA